CATACAGACGGAGCGGTTTCGGGTAATTCTGTAACTACTTGGCAAATTATCAATGCAGACCAGTACAATCTTTATACTGGAGTATTGGTTAGAAGTACATTAGGATTTGATGCAAGTACTTTGTTTCCTATTACTGATATTACGATGGATGGTAGAGCGGATGTATCAGAGCAAAAAATCTATTTCAAACCTACTTTCGCAATGAATGGTGCAAGTACTTTAGGTGGTGTTGCTATTGCTAATTTACTTTTCACTATTAATGGTGTTACCGATACAATTGTAGCGTTATCTTTAACTTACAATATAACTACTAAAGAATACGAATTTGAACCTACAACGGCGTTTATTATTACTGATGATTTACAAGTAACATTGTATGATGCGGTTAATTCGGTAGCGGTTGCAAAAATCGGTTGTTTGAGTGTCCTCTGACGGCTCGGTTTCAAGAGTGTTTTTCAACGGCTCTTCTTTATTTTCTAATGTAGGTGTTGCAGAGTTAGAACCCATTACAACCGCACTACCCTCAATTATCTTTGCTTCTTTAACAACCCAAAAGAAACCTCTTTCGTCTGCTACTTCTTTATTAGCTATCATTGGATAATATTCATCCCATAATGCTTTATATTCTCTATCGTATTCTGCTTCCGTGTTTATTGCTAATTCTAATTGAACATAACGCATCCCAACAGAGTGATTTTTAACCCAGCCGTTAGCATATTGTTTTAACATAAAACCATTGCGCAATCTATCAATAGTGCTTTCAAATATTAATGCTTCTGTTTTTCCATCATAAGGTAAACCTAATTTTTTCCAAGTCATTGACTGAACATAACCTTTTGCGCTATCGGTAATTACTTTATCAAAACTTCTATCGTGTTCTTGTAAGTGTAGAAAATATTTATTGTCGCTTACTGATTTATTCCAAATACCGTCAGCGTGAAAATCGTTATGACTATCTAAAAAGTTTGTTGTATTAATAACAACCTTAACGTTTAATGTATCAGGCAAATCAGCGGATGCAATTGCTTTATTTTCTGCATTTTTAGAAATGTTTTCAACATACCCAAAAGAAACTGCATCAGCGTTTTTAGTTACTGATTTTTTTAGAGAGATTAATTCTTTTTTGTAAGTAATTAATTCTTTAAATAAATCTTCTTTTGTTTCAAATTCCTTATCAGGAAACTCTAATACTTTTATCATTTGGTTACAACTTTATCAGTTAGTAATATTTTTCTTTTGTCTGATAAGCTTTTATGTAAAGCACTATCTTTATCTTCTATATCGTCCATCATTTTTTTAATTTTAGATGGTGTTTGTATACTTAATGGTTTACTCATAGCTTTAATTTTAATTTAAAAGCGTCACTCATTTGTTTAGCCTCTTGTGGTGTTACCGTTCCGTTTCTAAGACCTAATTCAATAGCGTTTTGCATTTCAGTAAATGATTTAATCTTTTCATTAATTACCGATTGCATAACTGGTAAATGGTCATAACTTGCAACTAATCTTTCGCCTCTGTCAAGTAATCCCCATTGTTGCGATAATGAGTTCATATTGTTATCAGCACTTGTTTGTATTGAGTTTTGAATCCAACTAATAAAACCTTGATTTTGATTTTCAAAGGTTGAATCTTTAGCGAAATAGTTAAGCACATTTTTATTCATTTCATAAGCTAATAGTAATTTATTAGCGTCATCAGCAAATTGCTCATCTAAATACAATTTCTTAAAATCACTAACTAAGTGTTTTACATCAACATTAGCATTTGATAATATCAACGAATTAGCTTCGATTTTACCCTCTATTGACTTTCTGTCTGTGTCTTGTATTTGCGCCTCGTTGCCAGTTGATTTATTCAAACCAATGTACTTCTGTGACATCTTAAGGTTTTTATTCTTAGAAAAAAGATTTTGCTCTAAATTCTCAACTACCTTAGTATTTCCTTTTAATCTACTTGGACTTGTAAAAAATGAATTATTAGTTAAACCATTAGACAAATCATATAACGGCGTTAATGTGTTTAGTTTTAAATCGTATTCTTTTTTATCTAAAGTATATTTAATTACTCTTTCACCAAATGCTTTTTTATCTTTATCTGTTACAATAAACTTATCAATTTTATGAGCGTTATTAAATTCAATCTCACTTGGAACTAAATTATAAATAGCTTTAGGCACATCGTTTGTAAATGGTTTAATTTCATAAACAAAATTAGTACCTACTGCTGATAAAAAGAACATTTGTTGGAACAACCAATCTTCTCGGCTTTGAAAATAGTTAGGCGTGTTTAATAGATTAATATAAGGGCTGTTTTCAATCTCAACACCTTTACTATTAACGTGCTTAATATTCATTTGAGAGTAAATTCGAGAACGCAATAACCCAATAGTTAATAATACTGGATTATTTAACATTAACTCTAAATACTTATCAGAATTAGTAAACCCACTATTATCATCTAAAAATGAATATGTAAACTGACCAGCTCGGTTCCGCTCTACACGGAAAAGCTCTCTACCAAATAAACGTATTGATTTTGTTACCATATAAACGTAAAAAAGTCCTACCTAACGTTTGTTAAGTAAGACTTTCGTATTAAATTAGTGTTGTCGTTCATCCTAAAAAGAACTATGCATCTTCACATAGTTAGGCAAATATATAAAATATTATTTATAATTAATATAAATTATGAATTATTTTTATTTTCTATTTGTTTTTCAATAGGGTTATCAACATCATTAATACAAAACATAGCAAATACGCCATTTTTATATTCAATCTCTTTGTATATTTTTTCTGATTCTTTCATAATTTCTAACTTAAATACCTTGTTTTTGAATACCATTTAATAACATATTTTGAGGCATCTATTAAATCCTCTCTTGTTTCTTCTGGAATATCTAAAACCTCTCCATTGTGCGTTTTCCATTGATAGTTTTCATAATTGTCTTCAAGGTTTTTACTTTCAGCGGTATAGTGAATATTATTCTTTTGCATTGTTTCAATTGCGGAAACTACCGAACCCTGTCCTTTCTCTGCGAATATAACATTATAGCCACTATTCTTTAATTTCCTACCCTCTGATAAATTTAGTTCATTACCGCTATCACAAATAATTTCAACGTGCTTAGGTATTTTTAACTTCTCTAACTCATCTGATAAAGTGCCATTCATATTTTTTAATGGCTTGTAAAGTAATTCGTGTAAAAAGTAATTACCATCTTTATCGGTTTTCATTTCTACCATTGCAGTCGGTGCTGACATTCCAAAATCTAAACCGTAATAACTTGGATATGGTAAATCGTAAAACTCTTTAGTTGTTATTATTTTCCAATTCTCAAATATCTTATTGTCAACAATTCCAGTTATTCCTAATCCATAAATACGCCACTTATTACGCCAGTAGTTTGATTTTGTGTTTTCATCTGTATCGTAATCTTCTAAATTGGGGTTATGATATCCTTTTTCTTTGTAGCTTTCAATTTCTCTTTTTTCTTCAATAGATAGAAACTCATTGTCAATATAAGTCAAACATAAATATTCACACTCAGGGTCAGGTATTACTTCTGTATGCGCCCAAAATCTTTTATTAGGATTATAATCTAAAATTTTTCTTTTCGCTCTTGATGTTAATTCTCGGTATGTTTCAAAATTGGTTTTGTTCGCCTCATTTAAATAAACAACATCGGAACGCAAACCTTTTCCAATATCCTCTTTATCTAATCCTAAAAAACGAATAAATGATTTATTAGGAAAATTACAAATAGGTTGACCATTAGTAACTCCAGTTAAATTAACCTTTTCATATAATCCAAAAGAACGTAATATCTTTATAAAATCTTTCAATACGGTATCACGCATTTTAGATAGTTCTGCTGATGCTACATAAATTTCTTTATTAGGGTTTTTACTTGCATAGTTAGTAAGCAATATCAATATAGCTATTGTTTTACCAGCTCCTTGACCACCTTGAACACACCATATCTTTTTTTTAAGTGATGCTATTTTACGTAGTGCCGTCGTCTGTTGCATCTGATAAAGGGTCTATGTTTAATATTGCAACTCCTTGAAGTGGGTTTTCTGCATCGCCTGATAAGATTGTTTTGTCGCCAAATACTTTAGGGTAAAATTTAGCCATTTTCCATTTAATGGTTTGAGCTAAAACGTTATAAGTAGAACTATCAATTTCTTTAGTAGTCAACATATCTCTTAAATCGTCTAATTCATTTTCTAAAGCAATAGCTTTATCTTGTTGGCTATTTATATATAGGGTGCGTAATTCTTCATTATTTTGCTTCCAACGTCTAAATGTAGTCCAATCGGGATATCGTTCATTAGAATCAAGAATACGCTTTATGTTTTGACCATTTGCAAGTTCATTACAAATATCAACACACATTTCAAAATCATATTCACTTAGTCTTGCCATAATAATTTAAATTAATGGTCGAGTATTATCTCAATACTTCTTTATAGTGGTATTAGCCACAACCATAATACCACAAACTTACAAAAATATTTTTAATTCTTGGTTGGTTAATGCGAAAATTATTTTAAATATTCCCAATGTTCTGATTTTTCAATAAATCCAGTTCTTCCATCAGATAGTAAAACCTCGTGGTAATATCTATAGATTG